TGTGCGAATTTATACGTTTTGTCTCCAACCTCGAATTCCTCATATGTGACGCCCGGAATGTTACCATAGTTCTTTTCGTCCATCACATACGAAGAATAACATAGGTTATGAGCACACATTATACTGTGATATAGGGCTTCGAAATCGAGAGCTGTAATGGGATTATAATAAGCTCCTTTTGTAGCCTCTAATACGGTAGCTCCAACATAACCATCTTCCGACATGACACCGTATTTGATGGTCGGTACCATAAAACCCATCTCCCTCGCCTTCTTACATAGCTGACTAAATACCTTAATTTGTTGCCCCCTCTCACACAAAAACGTCAGGGGAACCCAGGTAGCCTTTGCCATTTCTAGAAGATTCACGAGGGTACATAATTTGGTTAAAAGACGATGAGGAAGCAGTGTATCCTTAATACAATATTCGGCCACCTCCCGAAGCTTTACCGGATCTTCTTCGCGGTACCTCTTAAACATTTCTTTGGCGGGCATATCAATTTTTTGATCGCCCAAGTACTCCTTAGATACAGCGTCCAATTTATAACTATCCAATTTATACCCCTTCTTTACCTCTTGAAACAAATCAAAAACAAATCTTCCCGGCATGGGAAGTAATTTTAATTCGTTGTCCCCCAGAGCACTCGATGACAATTTCTTATATACCATTTCACATTCACGATTCTTCAGTTTTCCCAGATTGAAAAAGTCGAAATTACACTTAACCAATTGAGCTCTTTGATAGATATATTCCATATCAAATCCATAAATGTTCCACCCCAATATAATATCGACATCCATCTTATGAAGATATTTGGCGAATGCTTCCAGCATTTCACGCTCAGTAGAATAACTAAAAATATTACACCCGTCAAGATTGGGATCTGTATTTTTATAACAAAAGCATGTTTTGTCGTATGGCTCGTCGGATCCAAATTTACATAAGGATATAGCGATCTGAAAACAAGCATCTCCCATGATGGTCGCACATGGGAATTTACCAGTAGAACTATTCGCTTCAATATCAAAAGAACCAACGACAAAGGGGGCTGTCGTTGTTTTTTCGACTGGTTTCAGGGTTTTCCAATCATTACAGAATAGATCGATATCTACAGTAGCGAGATGTGATCTGACACAGGACAAACCCGTATCAAGCCATCCAGTTGATTCAATACCAGTTCGGTGCATTAACCGAAGTACGGGATCTAAATTCGACTCATACACTTTGTATTTTTTGAAATCGCCATTGTACATGAATAATGAATTGATCTTTCGCCTAGACACAACACTATTAAAATTTAAATGCATAAATGCAAACTTTTCATTATTCTGAAATCCCCATACATCTTTCTTTCTCGTAAGACTATAACTCACCAGACAACCGGGTCTCAGTGTATTAAGTTCCTTATATAGCGATTGAACGTCTTGTTCCGATGTACCTTTTGGAAGTTTAACAAAAAAGTATGGAGTAAAGCTGGTCGTCAGGCAAACCGACTTTCCATCCTCGGTTTTTCCAAAAATACTGATAAGATGTTCGTCACACTCTTCCGTGTCCCGTGCTTCCCATGTGAGAGCCTGAAACACGACCATGTCCTTTGTGTATCAATCGAGCTAAATTTTTAATATACATTATTAGTAAATGTCAGCTGCGTTGATTGATCTTGTCAGTGTCGGTGTTCAGGATGCCTATATAACAGGCGAACCCCAAGTCAGTTTTTTTCGACAAAATTTCAAGCGCCATACAAACTTTTCCATAAAACCAGAGCGAATGGACTACATAGGTACGTTCGGTTCTAACAACGAAGTCACTATTCCGATCCGTTCCAAGGGAGATTTACTCTCGTATTTATGGATCGAAGCCCAGAGTATCAGTAATGTTCAAACGAACAACGATGGGTTATTCTCCAATACCGCATCCGCGCCCACGGAATTCAGCCTTCACATCGGAGGTCAGGAGGTCGCCCGCCTCGATTCGTTGTACATCCAGGGGGTTCATAATATTTTATATAAAGAAAATGGTGCCCGTGGTTCGTGTGCCGTTAGTACTAACGAAGTCCCGGGTAACGCCAGGGGTACAGCCGTGGAACCGAGTGCCGATTATTACATGATACCATTCTTCTTCTCCGAGGATTTTACCAAGTGTCTCCCCTTGTGTGGTCTCGCATACCACGAAGTTGAAGTTCGTGTCAAGTGTCGTGATGGATTCACTCCGGCGGAAACGCCCAAAGTTTATGGTACGTATGTGTATTTAGACTCCGATGAAAGAAAGTATTTCACGGATCAAGAGCATGAAATACTCATTACACAAACTCAATACCAAATAACATCCAATACAGCGACAGAGATAGACTTATCGTACTTCAATCACCCGACGAAGGCGGTGCATTTGGTCTCGGGTCAATCCGCAGGCGCCGCGTGGCAAACCGAATATTCGTTCGACGAATCTACAATGTACATCAACGGTACTCCCCTCTTTGAAAACACCAGTAAAACTTTCCACCACAACGTTGTCCCCGAAATGCACACGTCCGCACTCCCGAGCGCTGTATTGGATACGGCACCCCTCTATACGTGGCCGTTTGGTTTAACTCTCAATAAATCGCAACCGAGTGGTACACTAAATTTTTCCCGCATCGATAACGCTAAATTAATGATTAAGAACCCGGTCGGTGGAGGTTCTCCCCAAATACGCTGTTACGCTGTGAATTACAACATTTTACGCATCAAGGATGGCCTTGGGGGCGTTGCGTTTGGAAGCTAAATAGCTATACTACACAAAAAAATAAACTAAAAAATTTTATAACTTGTAATCCCAATATATAAAATTTTTAATGTGAGGTATTTATAAGTATCGATGCCAATTTCACGAGCCGATCGCGAACGACGAATCCGTACTCAAAACGAAACCGAGGCACGACAACGAAGAGAGAGAATGCAACGACTCAATCGGAGACGGGGACTTGTCTCCAGACCGCCGAATACTAATCTTTCGAATAATTCAAATTCAAATTCAAATAACAAAAATGGCGCATCTAATTCTAACAACAGGAATAAGAACGTCGCGACGTGGTACAACAAGGAATTCACCCCGGTAGCCAAAAAAAATATTAAACCCAAGAAACGCGTGTATATTAGTACGAATGTTGGGAATAACGGTAAAATCAAGACCGTATTTAATAAACGCGGTTTAAAAACATTTGTGCGCAAAGTTAGGGATAATTTCAGAAAGGCCATGAGTCCCGTAACCCGAAAGACCATATCTGGGAGAAATATTAAACCATATACATCAAAAAAGAAAAATTAATCACACTCCAGTAGATCCGAATCCACCTTCACCTCTGTGGGTTTCTTCCAACAAGCCAACTTCCTCAATTTCGAGCATCTCGTGCCTCTCCAACACGAGCTGTGCGATTCTGTCCCCCTTTTTGACATCGAATGACTCTGATCCTTGATTGAAGAGGACCACCTTGAGTTCTCCCCTGTAGTCTCTATCGATGACTCCCGCTCCAACGGATATTCCCGATCGCACGGCAAGCCCCGATCGCGGAGCAACGCGTCCATAAACGCCTTCTGGCATTTCAATTGCGATGCCCGTCTCGACAATAGCTCTTTCGTTTGCGTTAATACTGAGATCACATGTACTATATAAGTCGTAACCAGCAGCCAAAGGAGACCCTCGTGAAGGTATAATTGCATCATATTTCAATTTCTTAACCCTGAGAGTACTCATTATTAATGTCATGTCATTAATCTTTAATTAATATTTTTTCTTCATTCATGTAAACATGACATTGATTCAGGAAAAGGCTCCTTTCATGGCAAAAGTGTTTGGTAACCTTATTTTTCAGGGGACAATTGCGTACGTAACAGCGCAACGAATTATAGATAGTCCGCGGTTCAGTGATCACGTGGCGAAAAATATGCTCATGTATTTGATTTTATTTTTCTGTACATTAATTCCTCTCGTCTTCATTAAATTAAAACTTCCGTATAAATTCGCACTCTTTACGTTGTTGTCCTTCTTCATGGGCGTTTTAACGTCCAGAGATCTTAATGCGAAAGAAGCACTCACGGATGCTATCGGAATATTCATTCTCATGTTTGTTCTTGGTGCCATCACAATCAAAATGGGTTGGAACCTGAGACCCATTGGTCTCATGCTGTTTGGGGCAATTCTGGCTATGCTTTTTTATAGTATATTTGCCAAGAAAAAGTCTAAAAACTTCTATAAAATTGGTGTGGGTTTAATGGCATTATTTATGGTATATGACACCAATAACATATTACAAAGAAACTATGATGGCGATTTCGTAGATGCTTCCTTTGACTATTTCACCGATATATTCAACATGGCGAGTTATCTCGCAAATATCGAAGAAGAATAAAGATTTGTATATATTATAGTACATGACCAAGATTATATCAGCATACCAATTATACGCAAAATCATTGGAACTTTCAGCTGAAACTAGACTTAAAACACCAAAACGTCCCAAATCTAAAAGTTGTTGTGTAAATTGTAGAGGTCATAAAGTCATCAGGATCAAGTGTCTAACAGAACTTGAGGGGGACTTTAAATTAATAGACTGCCGAAGATGTAATACCAGAATTTCGCGAGTAGTCCGTAAATATCCCCACAAATCATGGGAAGAAAACTGGAATAAATTCAATTAAAATAAAAAATAATATCAATAATAGATGCTCTCCATACGATCTTCTCTTTCACCCCGGCCATTAAAAAAGGGTATTCATACATCGAACAATGATGAATATATCAAACTGAAAAGAAAGCTAACACAAACAACAGTAATTTATGGTACATCGTTGACTGTATCCTATTTTATAAGTCAGGGTGTCGAAGCTGGAATATCATATGGCGTAGGACTGGGAACATCACTGGCATACCTAGATACGTTGTATTCCAAGGTAGATAACATAGAGAAAGGAACCATGGAAATGCCCATTTTATTCCCAATTTGTTTAGCTATGGGCGAAGGCATATGGAATCACACACCAATCCCATTTGAATTTGACTATGGAGCGACATTATTTGGATTTCTTACATATAAAATTGCATTATTAAGTATTCTATACGATAATATTCGTAAAATGTTACTAGAGCAGAATAATGAATGATTTAAAATATTTTATTAAAATAACATGTATATTTTTAATAAAATATTCAGTGGAGGTTTTATTAATCAAGTATGGAACGATATAAATATCAAACGGACATTAAGTTACTTGTGGGGTGAATAAAACGGTGACATGGGATCCTGAATATATTTAAGTGCTATGGTAATGGTTGGAAATGTCCAAGCCCCAAACTTGACACGGCCACTACTTGGATAATAGTACCCATCGAAATCACCAAAAGTGGCCTTATGTCGAATACCCATATAAAAAATACAATATTATTTTATGGAGAGATGAGTGTCAGTGTGATTATTGGAAATATGTTTTCCGGTAAAACATCCGAACTGATACGACGACTTAAGCGCTATAAAATCATTGGCAAACGGGTACTGGTCGTCAATTGCGCAAAGGATACCCGTTCGCCAGAAGAAGTGGTAAAAACACACGACGGTATAACATTTGAGTGTATAAAAACAAAAACACTCAATGAAATCATACACAAAAACACATTCAAAGACGCGGAAATTATAGCCGTAGATGAGGCGCAATTTTTTTCAGATCTCAGGAGATTTTGTGAATTGTGTCTCAGTAAGAATAAGTCGGTGTTACTTGCTGGATTAGACGGCGATTACAGACAAAGAAAATTTGGAACACTCATAGATTGTATCCCAATGGCGGATGAAGTCGTGAAATTATCAGCGTTGTGTATGGATTGTATGGATGGAACACCCGGTCCATTTACAAAAAGAACCATCGAATCTGACGAACTCGAACTCATCGGAGACAAAGACATCTATAAATCCGTCTGTAGAAAACATTTATTTCTCAGGTAATACTATAAAATGTCGTCCGGTTCCGAAATCGTCGAAGTCCCCAAAAAGGAAGAAAAGAAATCGTTTGACCTCAGTGTGTTAAAACCGAAGCCGGGAATGATCCGGGTTATTATTTTTGTCGCCATTATCTTGGCGATCTTGTCCATGTCTCGTCAAAATGTGCGAAGTCCCAAGATGATGTTAAGTCTCGTCGCTGTGTTTTTAGGTTTAACGCATATGTATGATCACGTCTTCCTCATCCAACGTAAGGAAGAATATTGTGATAAATGTGGTCACTGATAAAAATCCTTGTGTCTATCCGCCGAATCTTCTATCTCGACTACACGTTCCCACGCCAATTTACATTTTAAACTATTCATATCGTCCTTACAATCCTCACGTGCATCACATATTGCGTCCGAAAGTATCAATCTGTAACGCACCTGATGAATGTGAGAATCTAGAGTACTGAACATATCCCTGACAGGAGTCTCGTATAAAGTCTCCAATGCCTTTCGTGTGATAATAGACTCCTTTTCAGATAACGAATAACCCTGATCAACTCGTCTCGAGGCTCTGACGCCTACAGCCCGACACTGTGATGGTCTATTGTTAAACATAGAATAGCGAACCATACTACTTTATGTTTAATGATATTTTTTAATTACATTTATTAGAAGAAATTATCAGTCCTATACATTTTGGTTTGATACGTACCATCCTTGGAGACAACAGAAACACTCTCACCTCCATAAAACTCGGGACATCCGATATCCTCTGTACATTCCCTACCGTTATGGACGAGAGGTAACGGGTAAATTTGATTGCCTGGTGTGGTGGTGTAATAATGGTATCTGTCTCGTCGATTCCGAACTTCCTTCCCGTATAATGGGAGTGCCTCCTCGTCGTTACCAATCAGTATTCCCATTTGTTGAGTTCGACCCGGTTTGTACTTCTTGATGGGCGCATTTCTAAATTCGGGCTGGCGCCTGACGTCTGGTAAAGAATTAACAACGATGGGCTGATGGGGCCT